TCATCGATATCACTAGGAATAAAGATACTATAACCGCCATTATTAACTTGCTGTCTTGTGATAATATATCTCTTACTTGATGTTGTGCCAGATGTCTTGAACCAAACTGAAATTGATAATGTTGTGTAATTTAGTCCTGTGTCTCCAGTTAATCTACTATACGGTTCAAATATTCCAACAGCATAAGAATCAACTTTACCTGATTCTTGATAGTTTACAGTTCCTTGAGGATCTAAATCATGATTATTGGCAGTATAATCATAAATAGTTGTTCCACTATCTTCAAAATTCCAACAAGCTTGTAGTCCGCTTCCAAATGGATCTTCAATTGGACATGCGGTGGCTGATGGCGATATGGAAAGCGATGGCGTTGATGATGGTGTTGCGAGTGGTGTCGACGATATTGATATGCTCGGCGTTATTGATGGCGTTTGTGTTGGTGTTGGTGTTATTGTTGCTCCTGGTGTTCCAGATACCGTTGGTGTTGGCGTTGGTGTTGGGGGTATTCCGCCGCCACAAGCAGGATATCCCGAAATAACAGAAAAATCCCTATAATATGCGGTATTAATTGGGCTTGATTCAGTAATTCCGTTTCCAATAAAATATTGGCGTAAATTAAATGTTAAGGGATCGATTTCTTTATCCATATACGAAACAACGATTTTATTACTTTGACCTGAATTACCATTAAATAAAATATTAGGTAACCCATCTATGCTATCTGAAAAATTTATTTGAGAATATAATGTCGAATAATTATCGTTGCTACAAATGTTTAAAGTAACGCCAGTTACTTCGGTTAAAAATCCAAATTCATTAATTAAATAATCGCCAGTTTGGCCACTTATGACATCTTTAACAAATAAATCTTCAGGATATTTGTAATCAAAATGATATGGAATTGTGTTTAAATCAATATCCATATTTGTATATATTAATAATTTGGATGTCGGTAAAACATCAAATGTTTCGTTAATAACGCTAATTTTTGTTGTGGATAAACAATCTATATCGGTAACCGTAACTAGTCTATAATTATATGCAAATGAATATCCTGATATTGGGGCATCTATAAAGTTTTGCGCCGTCATATCACTATATGATTTTAATTCAACAGCTAATATTGTCGATCCGGTTACAATGGTTTCAACAGGTACTTCGACAATAGTACCATTGGTTATCGCTGTTTGTAATTCATTGTTTGTTGCTGGCTGGGTTGATCCACTATAAATCATTGTTCCCCATTCTATTCCATAATTATAGCTTGGTTTATATGCTACTATTGGATTACTGGTGATACCAGTTGATCCTGGATATCCAGGAGGTTCAACGATTACTAATTGTAGTCCATCAAATTCAATTTTTTGTTCACAATTAGCTGCGTCCGTAAATAAGAAATCAAATCTATCGGTTTCCATGGCTTCAAATACCGATGTGCATGAAACAGCAATACCAGTTTCATCACAATCCTGATGAACATAAAATGGCCCTTGTCCAACTACTCCACTTTCATCTCCAACTCCTTGAACTGTAATTGTCACGTTTGCTAATAATTGACAAGATGTAATATCAGAATATGTAATATCTCCTGCTGTTATCATAGCAATCTCCAATTCACAATTTCCTGGCTCATTACCAGTTGATCCACTTAACATCATTGATGGTACAAAATAATACGCAAATGTTTCATATCCTGTACAACCATAATATTCGTGTGGTATTATTGTAAATTTAACTTGTTCAATATTATTTGTGTCGAGGAAAAATTCTATTGTTATCGTTTGTCCTGTTGCCCCTGTAAAAATTAAATTTAAATCATATGTAAATCCAGTTAATCCTATTTTCCATTCATTCTTAATATTTTCTATTACCGCAGGATCTGTTGTCGTTAATAACTGAGTATAGTCGCAAATTAAGGGAATACTACCTGTTATACCTGTTAATATTGTACATGCTGCCGTTGAAGTAAATGCGGAAAACGGCGCTAAATTTTCTGTTGAACCACTATATATTATACCATTAACTTCTAATATCATATCAAAGGTGAGACCGCCAAAAAGTTGAAGTCCTCTAAAATTAGCAGAATTATCAACTCCGCCTATGGTTCCTCCTCCAACTATGGTCTCAAGATCTTCAGAAATTACGGTTGCAAAATCAGGATAAAGATCATGTGTATATGTTGAAGGTACGCATGGTTGTCGATGTTTAAATTTTGACCTATTAAATATTCCATTTTCGATAACATTACCACCCATCCACAATGTTGTCGCGGGTATAAATTGTTCAACAATATCAACCCAATATGGACTTAATCTATTTACAAAATCATTTACTGAAATATAATTATATGGTGTAAATCCGCTACTTTGTTGGTAGCTGCTATATACTTGTAATAAATCGATATACGCTGGTTTATATTTAATAACATGCGAATCATGAATAACAAAATCTTCAATGTCATTAATAAATTCTGCAAATGTAATTCCAGATGTGACTTGTGGCGTTACTGTGCCAAAACTTAACATCAAATCCCTTGATTTTCGATATATATCATAATCAATTGCCCTATCGGAAGATAAAAACACATTAATATTTTTTCTATTTAATGTTAGTCTTGATATGTCCTCATCTTCAACAATTTCAATTTTTGTGTTATCAATTTCCGATGATAAATTATAACCATAATCTAATCCAGGAAGTTTTCTGAATACATCAAAATATTCTTCTCCATATGTAAATGTCTTGGGTTTAGTTTTAATTACTTTTACTTTACTAACCAAATCTGAATTTGCCGTATCTAAAATATCGGGTGATCTGTGATCTAATGTTCTTCTATACCATCCTGCCCCTTTTTGGAAAAACATAGTACCGTCATTGTATTCAATACTTCTTGGTAAACCTGTGTCTTCATCAACTGGATATTCTTGTCTTGTCAATGATGTTGAACCCGTTAATTGAGTTAAGGCGTACCCAGACATGGTGTTATCATATGTTGTCGTCTGCCATGCTTCATTATCTCCTGTTCTTTCATACAATATACCTGTCAATGGCTCTTCAATTGTTCCACTAGTTACATATAAAAAGGTAAATCCTTCTTCTCGTGAATTATAATCTATATGGTCATCTGTAAGTGATATTGCATTATATGAATATTCTACTATATTGGTTATTTTAACTCCTTGAATTGCGTTTCTAATATCATCTTCAACGGTTGATGAAGGAAGTAAACTTTCAACTTTATAAACATATTCATCAAGTCTAATCATCGGTTCAGGGGCGCCAATGAATTTTAAAAAGAATTCTATAGCGGTTCTAGTTCCTTTTGATTTATAGAGCCATGCAAGATTTACTAATATTCTTCGATAAAATTCATATTCTGCTTCAATTAAATTAAGTCCTTCAGATACTCCGGCATATTGCGTGTCATGTCTTGTATATAATGAATCTTGTAATGCCTTTTCATCAAATAAATTAACGGTTGAAAGTCCTAGTGTTTCAGATAAATTTTTTAATAACACATCAGGAACATTATTAATTCCATCATAACTCACATTTCTCATGTAAGCAATATTATCAATAAATTTCTTTACTCTATCAAAACTTTGGCCATAAATTTGAAATATTGACTCTATCTTTTTTTCTTCGGTATCAAATTCATAAAGTTGCGGAGATGTTAAGAATCTAACAATTAAATTGGATTTATAATTATCAACCTCTTCGGCTATTGTACTTAATTCTTCAACATAATAATCGTAATCTAGTCCTACTATTTGAATATTCCATCCATCTTTTGAAAGTGGCCAATTAATATATTCGGTAATTGTTTCAGTTGTTGCTCCATTATTAGTATCTCGTGGCACATTAAATCCAGCATTAAATTTTGGGCTACTATCTCTATTTAATAATGCTCTTTCCAGATCATCTAAATCGTCATAAAAATTTTCAACAACACCATTATTTGGCCTAATTAAATAATCCTCATAATATCCTATATATCCAGCAAAACAATATCCTTCCACTTTTAAAGTGATTTTATTATCTGAATTTGGTGGTGTGTAAGAAACAATATTATATGTTGCGCCGCTTAAATCAACAGCATATTTCGTATAGGAAGAAAAGAAGTTTCTAACTGTATTATCGGTTTCAGGTATTATAGTACTTTGAGGTTGTTTTAAAGCAATACCAAATGGATTATATAAAAAAGAATATTGAACTAAAAATTCTGTGGTGTTTGTTACGGGATCGTATGTAATTCTTTCTGCTGTAAGGGTAGATGTACCAATTGGCGATGATGAATCGACTAGAATTGACGCTGGATATTTTGAAATGATGTTTGTAAGAGTAACGCCAATTCTTTGTTTTAATGAACCATAAAGTGATTTATCTGCATTTTCCTTATCACTATTAAATTTAATATCTTCTTTGTTACTGGTTGATGTACTACCATCTGTTGTTTTGGCTGTTTCCTCATTAAGGTCATCCAAAGTTAAAAAATTCGAAAATGGTTGCGTTATAAATTTCTTACTATCTTTTTCTGGAATTGTTTTTTCAATAGTAAAACTAGTATTAGTCATTAAGCTTGAGCTCTCGGTAATTTGAAAACCGACTAGATCATCACTAAATGAATCATTTCCACTTGCCGCCTGACTTGGTACTTTATAGCGTGTTGCCATTATTCTGTAATAGTGTCAAAATTTAATGATTCGTCAATATCTGTTCTCTTTTCTCTAATTTCATATAAAGTTTCATTAAATTCATCTTTAACTTCATATAAATTAAATTGCTTATAGATATTATTATCTTTATCATAGATAGTGTAAATACCACTTTCCATGGCCTTACTTTGATTTCCGTATAGAGCATATGCTAATGTGGATGCATCGTGTTCAACCATTTCGATTTCAATCGTTTGTGGATTAAAATATGTATTGGTTAAAATAATTGTTTGTTCTGGTTGACCAATATACGGAATAGTGTTTGGTCTTGTTGATGGCGCAGAGCTTGGCGTTATTGTTAAAAACATTAAATTGGTTGCACTATCCGAATATCTATATCTTATTGCTTTTTGATTAGTATTTGTTAAATTTGTTGTAATTGGCTCGCAATAAAAATTAGATGTTATAACTCTATAGAAATTAGGTATTTTTTTACTATCAGTTGGATTTATGTATTCAATACGATATCCAACTAAACTTTGTGGACTAAATTTATTTCTATCCGTTGATAAAACATTTGATAAATCTATTATTAATCCTCTAACAGATGGTAAAGATGCTAGAACTCCACAATCTGTTATTTTAGTCCTAATTTGTTTTGGCCTTAAATGCAGGGTGTATATTCCTAATTCGGAAAAATTGCTAGCTTCTAATTTTAAATTATATAACCCGCCTAGAATTTCAACATCGGCCACAGGTTGATATGTGGGATTTGTTGTTCCTACTGTGTTACTATTATGAAAAACAGGAGTTAATATTGATGTTGCATCTAAAGTTTTTAATGTTACTTCTGAATTTGCGTTTCTATCTACCACATAATGGTATAATATTTCAACATCTTCAGGGCTTACATCTGCCCCTCTAATAGTACCAAAAGATCCTACGCTCATTTTTTATCTCTTTTATTTATATAAATACTAAATTATTGTTTTTTCACTTTAAAAAATCCGCTTCCATACATTTCTAACTCTCCTGTACTGTCGATTTCACCCAATCTTAAATTTCTTTCCATTACACTTTGCTTACCTCTCTCAATAAAAATATCAGAATAAATCTGGGGTGAATCAAGAAACCCAATTAAATGTTCATCCCTGGCTATCATTCCATTATATAATTCTTCATGAGTAAAATCTGATGTTGATCCTGTTATATGAGTATAACCATCTGCATAATCCATATAATATAATCCATCTATTGTGTATCCAGTATATTCTGATGTTATAGTTATGTCTGTTGTATACTCATTTGATGTTCCATATTTTTTATATTCGTCAATCCTACTCTTTCCTAATGCCAGAAATGAAATAGTTGTGTTATTTGTATTTCCTGTTAATTCTCTATAATCCTCTAAATAAGTTTGAGATTGATTAATGGATGGATTTGAAAACGGAACAGTAAATGATAATGTACCGAAATTGGTTGGAAATGATGGGGTAATCAAAGGAATTGTTATTGTCCTTTTTAATTTTTCAACTTTCCATGGCGAATTAATAGTAATTTCAATATCATATATACCAGGATTAATGTAATAATGCGTCGCATATGGCAAATATTCATCATATACTGTTGGCATAGGTAGTTCTGAATTCGGCATCCCATCACCCCAAGAAATGGTGAAAACAGAATCAATAATCGTTTTAAGTCGATTGGTGTT